ATCAACTCAACAACCCAAGCGACTCTATCGCTCTCTGTGAAAAGATCATCGAGCGTCTTCGGAGGCAAGTTCAATGACTGACCTCGCTACCCTTTTCGCGCGCGATCCGCTGTCTTTGTCTGACCAAGACATCGACATCATCGTTCACAAGCTTCGCGAGGCCCGCGCAAACTTCAAACTCGAGCCGGCTAAACCCGCGAAGCAGAAAACCCCGACAGTTGATCTCGTCGCTCTCGGCCTTATTTCAAAGTGAGGCAGACAATGAGCGAGTCGCCTTTCTACGCGGGCACCCGCGTCCAATTCGCCTGGGACTCCACATCTCTTGGCTGGTATAAAACCTGCCCGCGCCTTTATGAGTATTCAATGATCCGCGGACTGCGGCGCAAGGGGGCGGAAGAGAATGTTCATCTCGCTTTCGGCCTCGTCTATCACGCTGCGCTCGAACTCTATGATCGCAAGCGGGCAGAGGGTGTTGACCACGAGGCCGCTCTCCGTGCCGCACTTCGCTATACCCTCGAGTCCACTTGGACAGACGGCAAGCCGGTCGACTGGAATCATCCAGTAAAAACTCGGTCAACTCTCATTCGATCCGTCGTGTGGTATATCGAAGAGTTTCGCGATGACGACGCAAAAACCATGATCCTCGCAAACGGACGACCTGCAGTAGAGTTGTCGTTCAAAATGCAGATCGGGGAAAATCTCCTTTGCGGCCATCTCGATCGCGTTGTCAGCTATAATGACACGCTTTTCGTCGCAGACCGCAAAACCACTACTACCACTATTTCCTCTTACTATTTCGACCGTTACAAGCCCGACAACCAAATGTCGCTCTATACTCTTGCCACCCAGGTCGTATTCAACGCCCCGGTGCAAGGCGTCATCATTGATGCGGCACAAATTGCCGTCGGGTTCACTCGGTTTGCGCGCGGTATAACCTATCGCACGCCACGGGAACTTGATGAGTGGCTTGCCGACACTAACAACTGGATTGCATCCGCCCAGCGGGCATCTGAGTCTGGCGTGTTCCCCATGAACGACAAATCCTGCCATCAATATGGAGGGTGCCCATTCCTCAAAATCTGTAACTCTGATCCCGCCACACGAGAATCCAAACTTGCATCCGAATATGAGGTGCGGCAATGGAACCCACTAGAGAGTCGATAGACGAAACAATCGCTGAACTTCGACGCCAAGCTGCTATCTGGTTTAACAATCGAACCCTTCTTCTACTCGAACAACTTATAGAGGACTACCGATGCCTTCGCTCGAGAACCACGCTTCTGCCAAATTCGTCAAACTCCTCGTCGTCGGAAACTCCGGAACCGGAAAGTCCGGCGCTCTAGTCTCCCTCGCTAAGGCCGGCTACAAACTTCGTATACTCGATTTCGATAACGGCCTGGACATTTTGGCTAGCGTTCTTCGCCGCGAGAAGCCGGATGCGTTGAAGAACGTTGAGTATGTCACCCTGCGCGACAAAATAAAAGCCTCTCCAACCGGCCCCGTTCTTGACGGAATGCCTAACGCCTTCGTCAATGCGATGAAGATGCTCGACAACTGGGATCCGGCCGCTATCAAACAAGAAGGCGCTGCATTCGGCCCGCCTGCGTCGTGGGGACCGGAGGCCGTCCTTGTAATTGATACCCTCACCTTCCTTTCCGCGGCTGCGTTTAACCAGGCTCGCGCCCTCAATCCATCCGCCAAAGAGCCCCGTCAGTGGTTCTTTGAGGCGCAGAAGGCGATTCTTCAAGTCCTTGGCCTCATAACTTCCGAGGCGTTCGCAACGAATGTTATTGTCAACGCCCACATCGACTACATTGACCTCCCCGACGGAATGAAAAAAGGCTTTCCTTCTTCCGTCGGCCAAGCTATCGGCAAGGAAATTCCTGCCTACTTCAACCACGTAGCTTTGGCGGAGTCAGTCGGCACTCCGCCGAAGAGATTAATCCGAACGGTTTCAACCGCGCTGATTGATCTCAAATCGCCGGCGGCCTTCAAGCTAGCTCCGTCGCTTCCGCTTGAGACCGCTCTCGCCGATTTCTTCAAAACCGCAAGAGAGTAACCATCATGGCTTTCAACTTTCAAGAAGTTCTGTCTCAGCCCGCCGCCGAAATTGAGAAGCCCAAGCCCCTCCCAGTCGGCCACTATATCTGCATCATTGACGGCCCGTTCAAGCCTGGCGAAACCAAAGACTCGAAAGGCTTTGTTGAGTTCAAGCTCAAGCCTCTCGCGCCCGACGCGGACGTGGATATGGAGGAGCTGAGTTCGCAGAAGGGCATCGGCATCCGCACCCTCCGCTACACTCTTTGGCTGGAGGACGAGAGCCGCTGGCGGATTGTCGAGTTCGGCGAGAAGCTCGGCCTCGATGCAAAGAGTATGACGATTGGTCAGATTCTTTCGGAGGCGACCGGCCGACAGATTAAGGCCAAAGTTAAGCACACCGTCTCGGCCGACGGCACCCAGATCTACGCGAACGTCGAAAGCGTTCACGCAATCTAATTCAATTGTGAGGAGCGCAAATGCTCCTCACTTCTCTTTGAGGCGACAATGACCTCTGGCACTTTTCGAACTGTTCCTATCTCCGAAATCATCGTAAACAGGGAGGCTCGCCAGCGGCGAGAGCTTCCAAACACTTCCGACCTCGCCGACTCAATTGCCCGCAATGGACTGATCCACCCAATCGTCGTCGCCCCGGATATGACACTCGTAGCAGGCGAACGACGCCTAACTGCATGTAAGTCCCTCGGATGGACTGACATTCCCGTTCAATTCACCTCCGATCTTTCCGTCGAGGAACTTCGAACAATTGAACTCGAAGAGAATATAAAGCGCGTTGACATTCCTTGGCAGGACCAAGTCCGCGCCGTTGAAGAACTCCACAAAATCAAATCCAAAAATCCAGAGTGGTCGGCCGATAAAACCGCAGCCCTCATAGGATTGTCCGCGCGGCAGACTTATAAGTTTCTTCAAGTAGCGAAGGAACTCGGGGACAAGAAAGTTGCCACTGCCAACACTTTCTCGATCGCTCAAAATATTGTGACGCAAAAAGCCGAGCGCGCTGCCGCAAGTGCAATCTCTGCAATTCGTGACACCACAACCACTCCCGATCTTATCCTTGTCGAGGACTTCACCAAGTGGGCACCGAATTATTCTGGCCCAAAATTCAACCTTATTCACTGTGACTTCCCTTATGGAGTCAATATGCATAAATCCGCTCAGGGCTCGCATATAGAAGTCCTTGGAGGCTACCTTGACACGCACGACGTCTATTGGAATCTAGTCGATACTCTTATCACTCACCAGTCCAATTTTGTTGCCGATTCCGCGCACATGATCTTTTGGTTCAGCATGAATTACTATACTGAAACCATAGAACGACTTAATGCTGCCGGCTGGACTGTGATCCCACATCCACTCATTTGGGCAAAAACTGATAACGTAGGTATTCTTTCTGACCCAGCCCGCCGGCCCAGGCATATCTACGAAACGGCGTTACTCGCCCACCGTGGGGACCGTAAGCTTGTGCGCGCGAAGAGCGACTTTGTGGGGCATCCTACAACAAAAGAGTTCCACGTCTCAGAAAAACCAGAGCCTGTTCTTACGCATTTTATGGAGATGCTTGTAGACGATACTACGACATTGCTCGATCCGACTGCGGGCAGTGGGACAGCTCTTCGTGTGGCACGGCGTTTGGGAGCAGTTAATTTACTTGGATTAGAAATCAATCCAGACTTCGCCGCCCAAGCCAACGCGAGGTTGAAATGAAACTTGCCATCGTAGGCGAAGCGTGGGGCGCAGAAGAGGCTAAGGTTCGTATGCCGTTTGTTGGCGCTTCTGGCTATCTTCTTGACCAGCTTCTTAAATCAGCTGGCATTGCCAGGCATGAGTGCCTCATCACCAACGTTTTCAATCTCAAACCGGAGCCGACAAGTGACATCGCTAACCTCTGTGGCCCTAAATGTGACTCTGACCTACCAGCTATATCTACAGGAAAATACCTCCGACGTGAGTTTTACGGAGAACTTGAGCGCCTCGCAAATGAACTCAATGCTGCGAGACCCAATCTTGTTTTGGCTTTGGGCGGCACAGCTTTGTGGGCTTTCACCGGCGTCAGTGCGATCAGTAAAAATCGTGGGGCAGTTTTACGATCCACAGGAGCTATCCACGCCGCGCTCAGCGGATACAAAATCCTGCCTACCTTTCATCCAGCAGCAATCTTTCGAGATTACTCTCTGCTCCCAATTGCCTATGCGGACTTCGCCAAAGCCGCCCGCGAGCGAGAGTTTCCAGAAATCATCCGCCCCCAGCGGCGTATCTATATCGAGCCGTCCATTTCCGACCTCGACCAATTCCTCATTCGTTGGCGCGACGCCAAATTCCTCGCAATCGACATCGAAACGCGCGGCGACGCAATCACATGCATCGGCTTCGCTCCGACCACAACGGAAGCGCTCGTAATTCCGTTCGAGGATCTTCGAAAACAAGGTGGCTCATACTGGCCTACCCCGTTTCAAGAGAAACAAGCTCTGGCGCGTGTTCGGAACTTCTGTCAGCTTCCAGCTCGCAAAGTTTTTCAAAACGGGCTTTACGACCTACACTTTCTCTGGCGCCGTTATGGTATCACAGTCGCCAACCCAAGTGACGACACCATGCTTCTCCATCATGCACTTCAACCCGAGTCGCCAAAAGGCCTAGCGTTCCTTGGGTCAATTTACACCAACGAGGCCTCATGGAAACTCATGCGCACACAAACTATTAAGAAAGAGGGATGAAATGTTTAAGGGCGGTTATTACTATCTCGCGTCTCCATACTCTCATCCAGACCCCGCGCTTCGTGCCGTCCGCTTCCACGAGGCCCAACTCGCCGCCTGGAAACTGATGCAATTCGGAGTGACAGTTTACTCCCCAATCGCAGCGTGGCATCCAGCAGTTGAAAAATTCGGGGCGCCGACCGATGCGGACTCGTGGTGGCAACACAACAAAGGATTTCTCTTCAAATCCGATGGAGTAATCGTATTGACTCTCGCGGGGTGGAAAGAGAGCATTGGCGTCGGGCA